GCTGGAGCCGTCTCCGGGGTAGCCAGTCGGGCAATAAAAAGGCCCGCCGAAGCGAGCTTGGTTCACTGACGATTGTCAGGGAATTCTACTTGCGGCGCTTGGCCTCCTTGTCCAGAATGGCCGCGTATTCGACATCCATCTTCTCGCTGTAGTAGCGGTCGATGTCCGAATTCATCACTTTCTCGATCTCCTCCTTGCGCGCGGAGTGCTTGCGCTCGCTATCGCTGGAGGTGAACGCGACATCGCCGAATTTCTCCCGGCCCTGGTCTGCGGCCCATGAGATAAACTCGGGAATGTCGCCAATGCGCTTGCCGTCGATGCGGGCCTCTGCCCATTTCGCTCCTACGCCAGGAATGCCCTCGATGAAGCGATGGGCAAGCGTCGTGTTGGCCTTGAACTCGCCATGCGCCCAATCCTTGCGGAGCGCGTCTTCGGCCTCTTCCGATGCAATCTTGTCGTCGGTGATCTGCTTGGCATGAGCGGCCTCCACCATATCGACGTACCATTCCGACGCGATTTCCACGACATCGGGCCGGGCGCCCTTCTTGTGGGCGAACTCGGTGAAGCTGGAGAGGATCGGCTTATCCTCGTCTACCATCTTTTTCTGCACGGCTTCCGGCAGCTTGTAACCGGTCGGATCGTCCGGGATGCCTTCGGCCTTGCGCCATTCGGCCATGGCCTTCTCGTCCTTGCCGTCAGGCTTGGCCGGCCGCTTCAGGCCAGAGCTGATCGTCGCCTGTGCCTCGCGCAATGCCCGAGCGACGCCCTTTGGCGAGCCATAGCGAGAGATGGCCTTGGCAACGTCCTCGTCGCCGGATGCCATTTCCTCGCGCCAGTTGTCACCCCATGGGGATTTGGCTTCTGTCTTCCCAACCTCGCCAGACACCGTTTCGGTAGCGGCAGTCTTTCCCGCGTCCGTGGTCTTCGCCGCCTCTGTCGTGGCCGCTGCGGTCGATTGCGTGGTGGTTTCGGCCGCAGTCTCAGCCGCAGTCGTTTCGGCGGCCTTCTCGACCGCTGCTGCCTCAGTCATTCTGTGCCTCTTGCCTCTTGCCTCGAACTGGTTTCGCCGGTTTAGCCTCAACAGCCTTGAGGGTTTCCGCGCGAAGCATCTTGACGATCTGGGCACCGACGAACCGCCTGCCTTCGGCAAAGGCCGTGGCGTGACTGTCCTGCTTGCGGTAGCTCAGGTCGTAGTAATTGCTGGCCTGGTTGATGATCCAGTCCATGGCCGTCTGCTGCTGGCCTTCGTTAGCCTTGCCGGCAATGCATGCCCGCACCGCCATGAGAACGTCCTTGTCATAAGGAGCGGGAGCGTGGGCCTCCATTACAGGCCCAGCACTCTGGCTATTGCAGCGGCGAGGCTGGCGGACAGAGAGTGTCTTGCTATATGCAGATCACGGTACTCTATAGGCCGCACGGGGAACTGCTTCAGGCGCGGGTCCATCTTCCATCGAGTGAACCGAAAGCGACGCGTCACCTTGGGCCAAAAGGCACCCTCACCCCACGGGCAGAGCCAAAGTCTATTCCCGTTTTGGTCAAGCCACCAGAAAATGAACTGGCACTCACTCCTAAGGGCGCCGTTCCTGGCCCGCTGATTATGGTGCGGGCCAAAGAGCCAAATGCCAGTCGCATCGTATTTGGGGCTGTATCCGATATCGATCGCGAACCACCGGCAGGTGAAATCGATAACCATTACCAGCCCAACGCCTTCGCTATTGCCGCACAGACGGCGATGTAGGTCAGCACCATTGCCAGCACGACGCCACCGACGAAGGCCGCCACGATTGCCATTACGATGAGCGCGGCGCTCATTGCACGCTGTCCGGCAGAATGAGGCTGGTGTTCGCCATGCTTGATGTCATCGCGTTCAAGCCAGAATCCACATTGGCTACGGCCATCTCGCGTAGTTGACGACGATTGATGCGTCCCTTCCCGGCTCGCGCTATCGCGCACCCGAGCGTGAAGCCGAGTACGCCGATAATGTCCTCTTCCGACATGGGCGAGACGGACGTTTGAACCCTGATCGCCTCACCGATGGCGTACATCAGCCGCTCATGGCTTTCGCCGACTTTCACTTTCCCGATTGCCATAGTTGCCTCCTATGGGTGTTTCAGTTCTTTGGCCTTTACGAGCTTCACAATCGCCAGTGATGTTTCACGTGACATATCCGGCGAGCTCGTTGCGCAGCCCGAGAGCAGATGTCCGATCAGAAGGCCGGCGACAGTCACAAATAAGCCGGCTCCAAGCCCTGGAGGGAGCCTCACGCAGCCACCGCTGGTTGCTGGATCATGCCCGCCTGCTGGAGCGCCATCGAGGCATCGGCAACACTCTTGCCAACCTCTGCCCCGCCTTGAAGCGCTGTAGCAGCCTGCGTGAGGCCATCCACCGTGCTCTGCTGGTCTTCGGCGTCCTGCTGCGTCTGTTCGTCATTGAACCAGTCGGCCGGCGCCTGCGTGCCACGCACGGCGTCCTTGGTGGCCTTCTTCCAATCGATGAGCGTTGCCACCGACTTGTCGATCTGTGCCCCGCCAGCAACGATCTGGAGCGATTCCTGATAGGCTTGGACATTCTGCCTGCCTTCTGCGGTGTTCAGCGGGCCTTCGAAGGTGAAGGTCACATCCCTGTCGCTCAGCGCCTTGGGCATCTCATCGATGTTGAAGGCGTTGTTCCTGATTGCCATCTGGAAGCCGATGTCCAGCAGCGGGAGATGGTATTCGCTCTCGATGGGGCCGGTGAACGGCAGGATGGCCCGGCGATATTCCTCAAGCCTGGCCTGCGTCTCGAATGCGGTCTTCTCCTGCGGCGGCAGCGTGATCTTGTTGAGCAGGAACGCTTCCGCAATGAGATTGCGCACGTCCTGTTTCATTTCCATGCCGAAGCTCAGGCCGCTCGACGGCTGCTCAGTGAAGATGGCGTCCTGAATCTTCTGGTCTGCCTCCAGATCCACATAGGTCATGCCGCCCGCATAGCGGTTCACGGCATCGCGAAAGATTTCCCCCCTTGCGAACATCGGGGCGTCCACGGCCTTTTCGCCCTGCTCCAGAAGGATGCGGGCGAGGGATTGCAGCATCCGCCCATCAGGAAGTGCATTGATCGTGGCCGGACTGAATGCCTGCGGGAAGCTCGATACCGTGCGCCATCTCGGGATGACGTAGTTGAAGACCGGCAGCGGGCCTTCGCTCAGAACGGCTTCATGCTCACAGTCGATATAGAGCGAGCAATACGGATTGACCTTGTACTGGCGCCGCTTGGCCTTGTCGTCGCCATAGATTTCCTCGAATGGCAGGACGATGTGGCGGACCTTGAATTCCTGTGCCGGGTTCTTCTTCGCCGCCTCTGTAATGTCCCGGTGCAGGTTCTTGGCCCAAGCCCTGCGCATCACCATGTTGCGCGCCGTCATGGGCATGTTGCGCTGGTTGTGGTCAATCTTGCCGACCGCATTCACCATCCAGGCACAGTCCTTCGGATGCCAGGTCCGAAACAGGAAATGCGTGCGATCCGGGCTTTCCTCTACGGATAGAACCGGATTTCCGAACGCTACCCAATCGTGGTCCGCCTCATTGGTGGCTCGGACGAAATTCGCCCTGCGGTCATACACCAGGCGGCGATAGTGATTGGTGGCATACTCCAGCCAACGGGCATTTGCCGGGTCTTCGTCTACCTCGTCATAGCCCGTCTTGACAGCGAACCACTCGCCCTGCCTGAGCAAGGCGCCGATGGTGTTGCCAAGCGTCTCGCGCGCTTGGACAGGATAGGATTCCATCAGGTCGGTTACGAAGTCATCTCCAAGCGTGAAGGAGCGCGTGAAGTCCTGCCGCATCGGGTAGAAATTCTCGGCGATTTCCTGGCACAGCGAATCCCACTGCTCTTTCTGCTTGAACAGCTTGTCGCCGATCGTGACCAGTTCCTTCGCGCGAGTGTCCATAGATCAGCCGGCTTGGCCCAGGAGCGAATTCGCGTAGCTCGTAGTGCCGGCATCCGAGCCCGTAGCGCCCTGACGGCGCGAGAGCATCGTGGATGCCCTGCCCGTGCGCGCCGCTATCTGCTGGCGCTGGCGAAGGTCGGCAGCTCGCGCTTGTGCATCATCGGGCACAGGCATGGGTGTAGCATCAGCGACCTTTTGTCTCTTGCCGAATAGAGCGCTCATGACATGATCCTTTCCTGCGGCCATCGCAATGCCGCATAGAGGGGGCCGCAGCCCTCTTCATCCATTGCCTCTTGGCCCTGCTCCATCACGTATCGCATCACGAGAAACCCGAGCGCACACATGGGCAGCGGCTGTGGAGGAAGTGGTGCGGCGGGAAGCACTGCCGTATCAATGACGCCGCTCAACCCTACCGTATACCTCATACGAGTAGAGCCGTTGCGGCGATGGCTATTGCCACCCACGACCCAACGGCAAAGGCCTCGCCGACAACAAGAGCTACAGTGCCGCCGTGGTTAGAGCGGTAGTTGCGGAAATCCTCCGCGACAAAGGCAAAGCCGGCCGAAACGCCCGCGAACCACCATGCCGCCCAAGTGCCTGTATGCAGGCCAGCCGCCGCCAGAATGAGCAGCAGAACGGCCCCGGAGAAGTTCTGTTTCATGCCCTACGCCTCTTCATGTTGGAATGGCCGAGCGTCACGACTGGCGTGCGCCGTCCGGTGATGCCGTAATCGGGTTTCGTCATTGCCGGGAACAGCGATGCCAATCCCCAGATCATGGCGTCAGCCCTATCCGGCGACCGAGAGCCGACATATCCCGCCGTTGTCATGGCGCAGAGCTGATCTTCCAAGTCAGGGAACAACCCGACGAGCGAAACCTTCTGCTGTTCGAACAGGGCCGCAATGGGCTCCGCACGCACCACCTTGCCCCGGCTGGCTTTCACCGCGCGATAAGCTATCGGTATCCCTTGCTTTGCCCCTGCTGAGCGGACAATCTCAGCGACCATCGCGCCGCCGAAGTTCTCTTCCGCAACGATGGCGTCGGCCTCATGTCTCACGAAAGCAGAAACAGCCGCCTCGCCCCATTGGGCCGGCGCCATCCTGCCTGAGAGGTCTTCGAGCACATAGCCCCGCCCGTCACGTCCGAGCCCGCAGACAACCAGGCCAACCTCATCGGAGCGCTTGTCCTCTTCACCCGCAACGCCGGAGGGATCGACAGCCACCACAACACGCGCCATCTCTGGCACTTCACCATCGACAATGCGTTGCTGATCCAGCAATTCCAGCGTCCACAGCGCCGAATCTGACATGTCGGCGAATTGGCCGAGCCAGAAGCGGCGCCTCATGGCTTCCGACATGCCCTGAAGCTCTTCCAGATACGAAGCCGGTAGATTGGCCTCGTTGTCCTTTGGGTTCATGGTGATGGCGGCGTAATTTGCAGGGTTGGCGACCGGCGTCCTTCTGTCCGGATCGCGCTTCTCAACGAAGAGCTTGTAGGTCCAGTGCGCCATTCCTGGCGGATTGCAATCGTAATAGGCTTTAAGCCGGAGCGGCGTCTTCTGCGCCAGGCGAGTGACGGCCATGTTGCGCGAAGCCCAGGGGATTTGCGAGCACTCATTGAGGTAGAGCGTTGCGTATTCCTGCCCTAGGATTTTTTCGGTGCGCTCCTTATCGTCCAGCCCACCGAACCAGATCTCTGATCCATTAGGCAACGTCAGATACCAGTCAGATTTATCCAGCTTGCAATTCGGTCCAACACCGGGGAAGCACCGCAGCAGAGCGGTCGGCAAGGTGTCGAGAATGATCGATGCTTTAATGTGATTGAAACGGTAGCGAAGCATCGCGTGCCGGCTTTTGTGAGCCAAGGCACGAATGAGGACCGCCCTGACGAACCCGAAGGTCTTCCCGGAGCGAGAGCCGCCATACGCCATGATGTGCGTAGCATCGGAGGCTATCAGATCGATCTGGGCCTGCTGTTTCTTATGAAGCAGGAAGGGCTCGGCGCTGCGCGGGACATTGCCGAGGATTTCCGTCCACTCGCCGACTTCGGTCAAAGGATTGCCGCGTCCCGTGTACCAATTACGACAGTGACCGCAACTCCAGCGCCAGCAGCCTTCTCTTCCTCGAGAAGTTTGTGAAGTTTGGCCTTCCCCATGATTGCAGAGACAGCCGCAGCCGCACCTTTGGGGTCAGCCATTGCGTGAGCGCGAGCCTTCTCAAGCTCGTCAGTAAGAGAGCCAACCGATACCAACGCGATTTCGCGAGCCCTCTCCTGAAGGGCCACAATCCTTGCGGAGACCTTGGGGTCAGCCACTAGCCTGCTGGCTTCACTCCAAACAGTCTCGGGCTTAGTCTCCTGCGCCACATCGTACGAGCGGCGGTAAGCTTCGGAGGCGTTCCCGGTCTCAACGTAGGCGAGACAGAACGCCTCCTGTTTTTGCGTCAGTTCGTCCTTTGCCAAAGCTTGCCTCCAAGCCAGGTCGTTACGCGTTGGTGACGACGCCGCCGCCGATAACGCGACCGTTCGGCAGGCGAACCGCCAGGTAGCCAGCAGCGGTACCCGTATCGAGATAGCTGCCGGCCCAGGCGCCAGCGGTGGAGCTGATGCAAGCGAACAGCTTCTTGGCGACAATGGCAAGGAGTTTACCCGTTGCGCCCTGCTGGACGCCTGTCGAGCCGCCAGCCGCAACGAAGTCGGTCATCGCCGAGCTCGAATACATGATGATTTCGAAATTCTCAGCGTAGTCGATCGGCTGACCGTGCACGTCCTTAAGCTGGATGGTGATGTCGCGCGTATCGCCGGTCGTGGCGCCTTCCGCGCTGATGGTGATGGTAGCGTCAACCGCCGGCTGAGACAGATTGATGTTGTTGCCGACCAACTGACCATAGGGGCCGATGCCGAATCTCTTACCGAGAATTGCCTTGTATGCGCGAGGCTGAGTGGTCATTGTCGATTGTCCTTTGCTGATTGACCAACGAGAAAAGCCCGCACGAAGCGGGCCAGGCTAACCGCTCTTTGGCGGGATCTTCAGGATTTCAGATCGGCTGGGATGACGGCCCACTCGATTGCGCCAGAGTGCGCTGTCACGTTGAGGCGGATCGTGGTCATCGCTGGTGATTCCCAAACGTTGGAATAGTCAGCGGTAATGCCCGTCACGACCTTGATCCAGGCACCGGAAGGCATCTTCTCCTCGATGTCCACGGAACCAGTGCCGAAGTCCATCTTGATCGCGAAACGATAGTTCGGCCCGACCGCAGTGAGGGCGC